CGATTGGAATATATGTAGGAACAGTACCTTCACCTAATTCACTTAATTTTTCTTGAACCATACCACCAAGACCAGCTTCTTTTAGAAGTTTCATTCTTGCTCTTTCTATTGCATCTTGTTGTGCCTTTTCTGCTTCTTCTCTTTGTATTGATTTATAATCAATCATATAACCATGTGGAGATGGAGAAATATAATCAGAAGCAGGTTTTGACATTATTTCGTTATAAAAACTTCTGTATTTATTTGGATCAATGGCATCCATTTTAGCTTGTAATGCTAACAAATCTGTACTTCTTGCATCTTCTGGTAATCTAAGTGGGTCTAATTGTAAATATTTATTTAGTCTTTCAGAAGCTAATTGTGTACGACCTTGAGCATAATATCCTGTTCTTCCGCCACCTGCCATCATTTGCATACCTTCTAATCCAGAAGGAGCAGGAACACCACCGCCAACTGGTGATTCACCCATATTGGGTGAGGAGAGTTGTTGGTTAGATGACGCTCCTGCCAAACCGCCAATAAGTTGTGCTACAGCTTCTTGAGCTACAGTAGTTTCAGGTTTATACTGAGCCGTAACTTGCGCATCATAACTTCTTTTCATTNGGTTTCTTCTTTGCACTTCGCTCAATACTAAAAATGAAGGATGCCTAGAATTAGGATCACTCATCATTTGAGTTAATTGTTCGGTAGGTACATACGTTAGTTCTTCTGCGGCTTCTACTAAATTCATCCTTGCATACCTCTATATAGACCTAATCCACCCAATCCAAGTGATGCTAGTGATTGGAATAATCCAGGTTGTTGAGAATAGTTCATGTTTGTTTGTTGTACTGGCATTGGCAATCCTTGCAGCATAGCATTGTAAAATGATAATTGCTCTTGAGGATACTGTCTTTGTCTTTGGAAATCTTCGTACCCCATATCTAATCCAGCTTGTCGCATTGCTCTTTGTTGCATACCAATACCTTGCAATGCTTGTATTCTAGATAAAGCATCAGCTTGTGTAGCATCTCCTAGACCCATTTCTTGTTGACCTGCCATCAAGCCATATCTACTAGATAGATCATAAGCTTGTGCATCTGCTCTTCTATCTGCTTCTAGTTGTCTTGAAGCGGCTTGAAAAGCTTGTTGACTTCCTTTAGCTTGTATATCATCCATCTGTTGCCCTAGATTACGCTCTCTTTCTGCTTGCATGATAGCTTCACGATAACCACCTAATCCTCCAGACTTGGTAGCGGCATCAGCAAATTGATCTCCTCTCATTTCTGATTGCCTTTGTGCTTCTCTTTTTTGAACATCTATTACATTTTGTTGATATGGATTCATACGTTCTGCAATAGCTTCATTGGTAAAAGGAGTTGTCGAGTAAGTTCCTATATTTTCAAGTCTTGTTTGTGCATCTTGATAAGCTTGTGGAGTTCCAGCACCTGCAAATCCACGAGTCATTGCTTGTGCATTTATTTCATCAGGAGAAAAATATGCTAATCGTTGTCCACCATAAGCTGTATATGGCTGTAAAGATTCTGTTTCTGCTCTTCTGAATGCACGTTCTACATATGGTTGAGCATATGCAGGTAATGTATTTTGTTGTACTGTTGATGAAGTATGCTGTGTACTAGGCATACTGCTTCCGCCACCGCCTGACATTAATTATTCTCCTTAAATTTCATTTCAAAATGAACATGACTTGCTTGCCAATTTTCATCTTTTTTAGTAGACCAATGTGCAAATCCTTTTCTACCCATTGCTTCAATGCCTTTACATTGATTGTCTATCGCCCAATTAGAAAGTATTGGTCTGCCTACTTCTATCCAATCTTCCATATTTTTACCTGCTAGTTGAGATATATGTAACATTTTTAAACCAGTAGGATAATAAATAAACGTAGTAATTACGCATCCTTTAATTACATTTTGATTTTCTTCAAATGCTATCCATAAAGTAGCTTCACCTGTAAGTATTTGTTTATATATGGTATCTGCTGTATGTCTACCATTAGATCGTTTGCATGATCTTTCCATATATTTTTTTATATCTTTCCAAACTTTGAATACATCATTAGGTAATATTGCAGAAAATTTATAAGTATCTAGCTTAGTTGCTGGTTGATTCATGCTGGCATCATTCCTTGTGGTAATTTAGATGCTTGTGTAGTAGTTCCTGTTTTGTTTTGTCTAACTCTATCCATCATTTCATATAGCTTATCTGCACCAGCATTCGAGCTACCATCACCTAATTGTGATACAACATCTGCTGGAATAATAAATTCATCTTGAGAAACAGCTACTTTTTCTTGATCTCCCATAACACCATTAATAGAGTCATCCATTCCGCCACCTTGTCCTGCTATTAATCCTTCTGTTATTGCAGATTGATTCATTGCAGACTGTCTTAATACTGCATCTCTAACTTCCATGTATGCTTCATTACCATACTTAGCAAGAAACTTATCTAAAACTTCTGAGTTATTAGTTCTTCCAAGAAGATAAGCTACTAATTCTTGTGTAAGAGGATCATCCATTATGCCCATATTAGATGCCATTGTTGGTCCACCTTCTTGAAAACCCATTGCTTTTACAGCTTCAGGTGCTTCTTTAGCTAAAGCTTTTAAACCTTCATTGGGTAAATCTGTTGGTCCACCTTCTGCTTTTCTATTTCTACCTCCTCTTCTTTGCGCTCTATCTTGTCCTCTTGGAGCAACAGTAGTTAAAGGTGGTGGAGCTATGTAATCAAAATATGATGTGGGCATTGGTGCAAGACTTGCCATCATAGAAGGATCAAATGCACCTGATTCTATTTCTTCTCTTGATAAACTAGAAGTATCTGTCATCATTATAGGTTCATTTGTTGGCATTATCGGTGTAGGTGGAGCAACTGTATCCATAACATTACTTGGTATTCCTGTTTCACTTTCTTCTCTGCCTTCTGCTGATATACCAGTTAAATTTCTAATATTTTCAATAATATCTACACCATAAGGATTAAATGGACTTACTCTAGAAGGTGCTGAAGGTGGTTCTGGTGGAGGTACAGGTAATGTAGCAACAGGTGCAGATTCAGCAACTTTTTCTAATTCAGATGGAGGTCTAACTGGTGGTGCTACTGGTGCTGGTGGAGCTTCAAATGTTTGTTTTGCATAAGGATCGAGTACATAAGGCTCTCTTGGTGCATTATAAAATGATTGATAACCTACTGTTTGTGTTGGATTAAATGGTGCTGACATTGGTGCATCAGCCATTTCCGTGCCAAAGTCATATCCAGTTTTACCACTAATTATTTGACCAGAACTAGGATTTACATTTTTCAGATAGCCTCTTTCACCTTGTAAACCTGCCATAAAGTAAGGGTCTATATCTCTAGCTTGTATTGCCGCTACAGGTTTAAATTCTTTTTTCAATTCAGATCGACCACCTCTTGCAAACTGTTGAGTTTGATTACCTTGCAACATNGGAATATATTCAGGATGTTCAGCTAATATGCGATTGTANTCNNNTTCATTNTTGATTCTTTAAGTTTTCCATAGCTTTCTGGAAATCTTGTTGAGATTGCATTACACCTTGACCACCTAATCCTAGTGATAATGGTATCATTGTTCCAGGTTTCATTAGTTCTCTACCTGCCGCACCCAATCCTGCGCTAAGACCACTACCTGCTGTAGCTCCTGCTCCTCCTGCCGCTGTTGTAGCCGCATTAGTTACTGGCGCACCAAGACCTTGAGCTATAGTATCAGAAGTAACATTTGAAGCCGCGGCATTCATCATATTATTTGGTACTACATTAGATGCAGTAGTTGCTACATCTGCTCCAGCTTTAGCCGCATCTACCGCTGTCTTACCTGCGCTAAATACTTTACCAAGACCATATCCAGTTAGACCGCTTAGTAATCCTTTTTTAACATCTCCAGTTGCCGCCCAAGTACCAAGACCTGAACCTATTGCACTTAAAAGAGCCGCTTTACCAGCTAATGCGCTACCTGCTAATAAACCTGATCCTGCTAATGCAGTACCTCCAATACTTCCTAGTAATGGTAGTAACATTGGTAAGAAAGCTTCTGGCTGTCCTGTTTCTGGATTTATAGTTAATGGCAATACTTGTGTTAACCCAGCTACTTCTGCTGGATTAACGTGCATTAACATGGTATCTCCATACCTTCCTTGTGCCGCTACATTTTGTGTTTGTTGTTGTAGGTTCATATTTTTTCCTTATTATCTAACCTCTGTACTTTCGCATCCAAAAACATTAAAACTCATGTCTACTGCACTTGTATAAACTTTTAAGACATCAGTTTGATTTAAAGTAATACCAATAACTATAGACAAAGAATCGTTTGCCGCTACTGATTTATCATAGTAAATATATTGTTTATCGTCAGCACCTGCACCAGCAACATGAACACTTAGTCTAAATGTAATAGCAGAGCCAGTTCTATTTGCGGCAACAATAGAACTAATAGTAGTCTGTGTCATGTCTGGTACTGTGTATAAAACTGTTGTGGTAGTTGCGGCTGGGTCTAGTTGTCCTAGTACCTTTAATACATCAGCCATGTTTTACACCCATTAATAGAAATTGTTTCTTTCTGATAGCATTGCTTAACTGATTACTATCTAGTTTTTCTATTGAATTTAGTCTAGATGATATAGTTTCTATAGCTTGCTCAGTAATTCTTCTAGTAACTTGTTGATCTGTATGATCATATTCATCAGAAGGTAGTGGTAATGATATAGTTTTAATATCCATTTGTTATGCCGCGCTCCTGTTATATTCTTTAATATGTTCTGGGTAAAGCGATTTTATTAAATAAATAAAGTCATCAAAAAATAAATCACAAGTTATTGAATTGTTTACTGATAAATTATTATTTATTGAATGTAATGGTATCCTAACTTTTATAGGTTGCCTATCGAATTTATATATTAATGTAGGTGTTCCCTTGTCTTTAGAAGCATCTACTACTTGTTGCCACCATGCAGTTGCAGGTTCTTTACCACTAGCATATCGCTTGCACTCTAAATACCATTCACCAAAGATTAAATCTGGTAAATACTTTTCTCTAGTTTGTTCTAATATTCTTTTTAGTTTTACATTTAATCCTAGTTCTTCTGACATATTTGTTGCTATCAGTCTTTCAAAAGCCGCACCTTTATTTCTTGAATTTGGCATATTATCTCCTTCCGTCTGGTCTTATCTCCATTCTTACATCACCTAATCTCCAGCCATACTCGCTAGAAGAGTTACTTACTCGTATTGCACATTGTCTACTTCTTGCTCTTGTATTAACAAATGTAGAGCTTGGTGTAATACTTATAGTTTCTAAAGTAGATAAATCTTGTAAAGGATAATCTCTACCTTTTATTAAAACAGATACTGAATCTTCAGTTGTGTTTTGATCTCTAAATTCTATATCTGGTATAAACTTTTGTATTTGCAAATAATGTTCTCCATCTGGCTGAAGATCAAAATCACTAGATTCAATATAAGCTGTAAAATTACTACCATCATCGCCATGACCTCTTTCGTGATCATATACATAGTTAGTATTAACAGAAGCACTATTCTTACTTGGTGCTATAGGAAAATCTAATAACCCTGCATCTTGCCAAGCAGTTCTAACGAAATTATCTGTTGTTGTTCCTATAGACCAAACTTTCTCTAAAAAATTATATGTAACATATTTATCTAGCTCTGTGTTACTACCAGATGGATAAAACCATATGATTTCATTAGCATTAGCATTTATACCTGCGTGTATTTTATGTGCTTGATCTAAGTTAATGTCGGTTAAAACATAGTCTAAAACAGTACATGGCAGTCTTTGAACCGCACCTGAGTAAACATAAAATCCACCACGATCCATAAAAAATACTTTGTTATCTGCATTGATAGAAGACATTTGGTCCAATTAAAGAAAATACCTTCTAGCTACTTCTGTAAAAGAATATACAAAGGGTGATCCAACAAATTTCATAGATACAATACCTGCATCTGTAAATATAAGTATTTCTTGTCTTGTTTTTATTGCGCTAACAATTTGCGATCCTTGTGATAGCTGAACACCGCCAGCTTGGTTTGTTGCAGTAGGTGTCCAATCAACAGCATTTTCAGTATCTGAAAATCTAACTAACAATGGATCAAGAGTTGAAGAACCTATTGAATTACATCCAAAAGCAATTACATGACGATCAACGTCTGATACTAATACTTGTAATGCTATTGTTGGTGCATTGCTTGCACCTGATACTGATGTAATATTTGTTGCTCTTGTAGATGTTCCACTAGATTCATCCCAATAAAAAATTGCACCGCCTCTTACATTAGCAATAACATCATCACCAAAGTTGTCTATTGACCATAATCTTAATTGATTTATTGAAGATAAAGAACTAGTTGATCCCCATGTGCCAGAACCCCAAGTATCTACTCCCCAACCTGTAGATTTTACATAAAAATCTAAACCAGAATTTATTTGATATGAGCTATCACATCCTGATCCTCCATTACCACTATCACTACTATTAGCTACTATAGTAGCTCCAGAGGTATCTTTAGCAGTAATTGTAAAGGTATTTGTAGTTGGTACACTATCTATTTGATATTCTTGATTTAATGCACTAGCAATAACAAGACCACCTAAACTTACAGCTTGTGAAAAGGTTACAAAATCACCTGCTTTAGCATCATGACCAGAATCAGTTACTGTTATTGTTGATGATCCATTAGTTGCGGCAAAAGTAACACTATTGGTATTATTATTTCTAATAGGAGTTACATCATGAAATGTAAGTCCTTCTTTTATATAAAGTTTTTGATGAGTTCCTACTACAGTAAATATTGATCCCGATATATTGCTATATGTATGTAGTTTTCTAGAAGTTCCTATAAAACTATTTGAACTATTTTTTACCCAGCCACCTATTCTTTCTGGTCTACCTTTTCTAAATCTAACTTTATCAGCATCAAACCAACCATTCTCATTACTATAGTTTGTGCCTTCTTTGTTAATTCCTGGTTTAAAAACATATTTTACTAAAGGCATACTTAAACCTCATTCCATGATTTACCCGAAAAAAGTAAAGCCTCCGCCTCTCTCCTTCTCACCAAACCTTCTAATACTTTACCACCTGCTTTGTTCCATCTTTTAATTTGTTCAGGAACTTCATCATACTCTGAGTTATTAACTTTTTCAATAGTGTTGATGAACCTAAATTGCCACTACCTAAATTAAATACCCAAGACACCATAGCATCAAACTGGTGCTGTTCTAAAGGCACTTTAACCATATCATTGATATAACCCTCATATTCGTGCATTTCTTCCTGTAGAAGCTCTTCTGCGCCTTCTTGGGTGATTTCCATATCTTCTGTTACACCCTTAGTNGATCCATATCCAATCGTTAAAACATTAGCGGCACATCTATAGGCTTTTAACTCACATCCTTCAAAATGTTTTATGAGTGATAAACCTTCATCTGATATCTTCATTCGTCTTTATCCTTAGTAGAATTAGATGCACCAAAGTAAAATGATATAATAGCACTTGCCAAACCACCAAGATAGCCAAGAACTAAGTTAATCAATGCTTCGCTGTTCTGCTCTGGAGGCTGGAGCGTGATTAAAAAGATATAACCCATAAAGCCACCAACAACTAAAACACCTATAATTTTAGATGTCCAATCTTTAGAAAATCTTGATCTTGCATCTTGTATGTCTTTTGTTTGGAGAGCATATAAATCAACTTCTAACTCTTTCATTTGAACCTCAAAGTCAGCATCAATTTTTTTAAGTTCTGCTAATTGTTCTGGTGTAGCCGCTTGTACTGCTTGCTCTATCTTCTTTGGTGTTGGCTCACAACCTAATGCCTCTGCAACCATGTTAGCCGCCATGTTACCCATTGGACCACCTAATGCTGTTCCAATCGTTGGAGCTACTGCGCCTATTATATTCTTAACAAATCCAAACTTCATTTTATCACCACTCCTTTTTAGTATTGATTTACTGTAATTGTTTTATTGCAGTTTGTTGTGCAATCTAAAGTAACTGTATAGTTTTGATTAGTAGAGCCTGATTGCGTTGCATTTACTGTATAACTGCCTTGCTTTACTAATATATTTCCTACATGAGAACCTACACCGCTTTGTGTTAGGTTTACTGTATTATTATCTGATGGATTATTTTTAAACTCTATATCACCATCTTTAGCACCGCTTCCTGATTGCGTTATTGTCGCATCATTGTTGTTGCAGTTGCCACATGACTTGATATAGGCATTATGATTACCTGTTCCAGATTGGGTTATTGTCCATGCAGAATCATCACCAAATGACTCTCATCTTTGCATAAAAGCTAATTTCCTGTTTGCGTGATGGTATAAACATTATCATCACCCTGCATATATATTTCGCCATAGTTACTGTTACCTGTCTGAACTATAGTAGCGATATTATCATCATCATCTAAATCTAAGTATCCAGTATTATTATTACCATTTTGATTAATTATATATTGGTTATCTATATGATTACTTACTTGAGAGTATGCTTTTGCTAAATTTCCTGAACCATGTTGATCTATTGTTATTGTTGCATTAGAACAATTATGAGTTGTATAAGTACCATTTAGATAATCCACACCATACTGTTGTTGTATTACTTGATCCAGATTGATCTATACCAATATTTGTATCAGAACCTTTAGTTTGTATATTTATTGTATTGTCATCAGCTTNTAAACTTATAAACCAAAGACCAAAAATCAAAATAATAAGATAACTAATTAGACTGATTAATGAATATCTCACTTTCACCGCCTCCATTAATCGTTGCTTCTATTTGCTGTCCTGCTGATAAGATTGATATATTGTATGCACCATCTTTATCTAATTGTAAATCTATAGTATTTTCTACTTGCCTAAATATTGTTAGCATCGAACCTTCTACAAATGTAAATGTTTGAGTAGTTGAATCAAATGGTGGCGTAATACCTTCTATTTCAACACCTTCTAGTATGCTAACCTCTGCCTGTTTGTTTACATTAGTTTCAATTACATCTAACAAGTCAGTCAAAAAATCTATATTAAGTAAATCTATATCTAAACGATCTATGTTTTCTAATTCATCTTCATCAAGATAATCTTTCTCAAGTTCTGTTTCTTCTAACAAATCAATATCAAGAATATTATTAGCTTGAGTATTTTGTTCTTCTACAGCACGTTCTGTTTCTTCAGGAGGATTAACAATTAATAAGTTATCAATAAAATCTAAAGTCATGTTAGTCAATGTTACTGGTCTCGTAGGCATTTGTTCAGCTACTGTAACTACTGTAGCTTGAAATGGCTTATTCATTACTACTGTACCTGCAAAAGTTGTAACAGTTATTTCGCCACTAGATGTTCCATCAGGATTAGGCAAAAGTATAACCATTGTTCTGCCAATTTCATCACTAGTTATTGTAAAATCCGTGCCTCTTATTCCAACAAATGCTCCATTTGCTTTAATCTTGACGTTTTTATTAGGTATCTTTCTTTTTGTTTTGCTTGAAATAAATCTTCCAGTACCTTTTATAAATGACAATGCAAGTTCGCTTTTTGCTGGATTTGGATCAAAAACAAATGTATCAATTATAACTTTTGAATGTTCAGTTAGTTTTATTTCTGTATCATCAATAAAACGAATAGCCATTCGACCATTACCAGTTCTAACATCATCATTAGAAAATATATCTAATGCTAATTCTGCAAGCAGTTTATCTGTAGTATCTACACGAGTAACTTCTCCATTTCCCCTTACCTCAGAAATAGAACCTATATCTGCGTGTACTATTGGAAATAAAACAATTTGAAGTAATACAGAAAAAAGTATTAACAGCCAGAAGTGCATTGGTCTATGTCAATAGTACCATTAGATGTTGTAGATATAAGACTTAATATACCACTTGTACTTCCGCCACTATTTGTTTGGTCTACATCTATATTATTACTGTTACCCGTTACTGATGCTGTAATACTGTGGTCAGCGTTGCCAGTTTGAGTTGTATCTATATCATTGCTGTTACCACTCACTGTCCAATTATTCACGCAACCCACTACCTCACATGATGCGTTTATATCATTAGATGTGCCTGTAACCGCAAAATCTTGATTACCTGCTGTTGCTGTTGAGCTTGCACCTTGAGTAAATGTTAAAATATTGCTATCACCTGTTGCGGCATAATCAAAATCTGTATTAGCAATATCGCCACTTCCGCCACCTGTTAAAGTAGTAGTATTACTGTCGCCAGTTGTATTGACAGTAAAAGACGTACTGTTTCCTTGTAGCTATAGTTGCGGATAAAGTATTTGAATCGCCTACTTGATCAACATCTACAGTCATTGAAGTTCCAGTAAAAGTTGCTCTTGTTTGGCTTGTACCTACTTTGTTAGAGTTTCCTATTTGATCTATATTCATTGTAAGACCAGTACCACTTTGAGTAATATATATAAGGTTATTATCCCCCATAAGAAACACTTGCCGCCATAGCAAAAGCTAATAATATTGTTAACCATGCACCATAATTAAAGATTTTCATCGTTATAACTCCACATATTGAGTTCTATACCTTTTTGGATTATTCCATAAACTGCGGCTTCTATCGCAATCTTTGTTGCAATTCCTATTGTTTCATTTTCACTAAGACCTGATTCTATTTCTATAAGATCAGTACCTTGATTTTCAAAAACGAATACATCAGAACCAGCACCTGCTGAAAAAATAGTTTTACTAGTTGATATATTTAATAGTATTTCACCTGTTTGAACTAATACAGCTCTTAAAGATACTGTTACTCTATCTCTCCTATAACGATTATTTATACCTACTCCACGCATTCTTATACCAATGCCGCCTGTTTCATAGTTAGTATCATAACTAACTATTCCTCCTTCAAAANNAATGCCAGAATATAATAATGGCATTAATTTATTAGAACCTTCTCCATCGTAACTTTCTCTAGTATTTACAATAAGTTGACGTTCTCTAGTTAAGTTACCAAGACCTTTTCTTTCTATTACAGTAAACCAAGAACCTCTACCAGCATTTATTAATGCTTCTATTAGCATTAAATCAGCACCTTGAGTAACTGCTGTACTAAATAAAGCTACATTAACATTATCACCTGTTTTTCTTTGACCTGTTAAGTCTGGAAAACTATATACAGATACAACTGCTTTTTGTTTTGGTGGCTTTAAATTTAATAGTAAGTTAAGTGATGGTCTTTCTATTACTGGATTTTCTTTATCACCTATTACTGCTACTGGCGCACAGCCATATAAAAATAATAATAATATTAAGGAACGCATGGTTCATCAGCACAGATACCGAATGAGCCAATGGGTATTCGTATTTCTGTCGTTACTCCATCTACGTCAAGAATTGTTAAGACTATTTCTGTTCCTGTATTCATAAAGTTTATTGTATTGCCTTCTAAGTCAATACTTCCACCTGTTCCACCACTATCATTAAATAATGATTCTGCTAAATCTTGAGATAAACGTGAAAAAATTCGTGACTCTAAGTTTCTGACAAATTTAGAAAGCGTTGTATTTTCTGCTTCTCTAAGAGCTTCATCTATTGCAGACTCTATATCTTCAGAAATTTTAGCTTTCCGCGTTCTTTCTTGTTCATCAATAGTTAAATAATGTGCGCTAGTTCCTATGCCATTAAAAGATGGGCTTTTAAAATGAAAAACTATTTCTGTAGAATTTACAAATCCAGAAAAAAANNAAAGCAATATAAACCAACCTATTACTAATAATTCTCTATCTTTTTTTAGTTTTAATTTCATGTTCATCTACCAATTTATTTTCTTCTTTTAATTCTAAAACAGTATTTACTTTTTGTTGTAATCTAATCATGTCTTGGTCCAAAAGTCTGAGTTGATCTGTCAACCTAATAATAGTTATTTTCATTTCTTGTACTGCTGGGTCTATCTTATTGTTAATTGTTTGCCATACAAAGTAAACGAAATAACCTAAACCTACTACCATTACTATTGGAAAACCAAAGTCTGCAATTAGTTGAGCAATGTCCATTACTTAAACTTCTTTTGTATATACTTTATTCCTGCATAGATTGATAAACCATAGATAGCAAATAAACTTAAAGAACCAAATACAATAAAATAATCAGAAGGATATAAATATATCAATCCAAATAAGCCATCAACAACAGCTTCTGCATCTCCTATTGGTGCATCCATTAATCTCTCCTAGCATCAATCTTTCCATCTTCAACAAAATTTTCACTTCTAGCTATGCGTTCTAAGTCAGGCGATAAACCTAAAGCACTACTCACACTTGTATCAATGCGTATCATATCATTATTCATGGTAGCGGCTCTGGTAATAAGCATTTTAGATATTGCTTGAACAGTTTGTATTTCGCTTACTAAACCATCCATAAGTTGTTTCATTACAAGAAAAATAAAATAAGCCATAACTAAACCACTAGCTATTGGCAAACCCAATTCTGCAATTAAATCAAAAGCTTCCACTAGTCTACTGGTGTATGTAGACCAGCCTCTATAAGTAATTCTCTGTTAGCAAGATGTTGTAACTCTATATCATCTTTACTTTGCCCATGATAAGCAACAGCCATATGATCGTTAATCATAGATTGGTTTATATTTTTTCCATCTACAACAACATCACCTAATACTCTGCCAAATTTACCTTTAGAATCCTTGAGTTTAGTTTGTATTACTACTTGATTACCAGCATCTATAGCATCTTTTAAATATTTTCCTGCAAGTTTGCCTCTGGCTTTTTCATCTAAATCTCTTGTTCTAGATTCTGGAGTATCAATCCCATATAAACGTACTCTTGTTCTATATAAAATATCAAACCCTAAATCTAATATAACATCAACAGTATCACCATCGACAACTCTATCTACAGTACAAGCATATTCATACATTATCTATAACTCCTTGTTTTCCTTGCAATTTTTTTTGGCTGTTTAACGTGCTGTTTGCCTTTTCTATTACCTTTAGCTTTAGCTCTATTAGTAGGCGCTTTTTCTGCTTTAGTTAAAGATTTCCATGCTTTGTCAGGTAAGTATCTTTTTTTTCCTTTACTTGGTTTTCCATCTGAGGTTCGCCACTTTTGTTTACCCCAGTTTTTTAAAGACCTTTGAGATTTTTTTAAAGGCATTAGTTTCCAACCTCATTCATGGCTTTATTGTGAGCTTCAGTAAAAGTCTTACCTTTTCTCATTTCATCTTTCATAATTTTCATATGTTTTGCAGAGTGATGTTCAGCGTGTTTTCCTAAAACTTTAATTTGCCTTCTATTAAGTTTTTTCATTTATAACNNCCGCCAGCTTTTTTATAGGCTTTGGCAAGCATTTGAGCTTTACGAGCAGACCATTGTCCAGCTTTACCGCCTTTTGTTCCTGCTTTTATTCTTTGAAAAATTCTTTTTCTTTTTCCAGGCTGAGTGTAATTACCAGCTTCATTAACTTTAGACTTAGCTTTTTTTTTAGTTCTGCCTCCACCTCTCATGCAAGCAACTTTATTTCTTCTCATTAGACAATGCCTTTAAGAAAAATAACACCAAGAATAAATGGATATACACCCCACAAAAGAAGCTCTAATCTTTTAAATTTTTCAGAACCTTCTTCTAATCTTTTTTCAATATTTTCATAGCGTATAGCACATTCTTTTTCATGTGATTCTATTTTAAATAAAGCATCTTTTGCAGTAGCCATTACTTATCCTTTGCTTTCCAAACATTTAAAGCTAACACTTCAAGACACTTGTATGCTTTACCAATCAAAGCATCATCTTTTGGTGTAGGTGTAACTGCAACAACTATAGATGCAACAGTTACAATTATTGTTATCCATCCTATTAATTCAACCATAATGGTTCCCCTATTTTTTTAAAATTATTAACAAGTCATTGTGATCTTGACTTCCTTTTCTACTTTCATCTTTATGCTCTACTCTTTCTATAGAACAATATTCATCAAACAAATCTACCCACCAATCAGCAGGTTTTACTATTAAATGTGCATTTCTGCCACTCGGTAATGTTTCTCTAGCCTTTTGTAAAGATATAATAAGTAAGGCTTTTTTATTAAATTTAGATACTAAATGTTTTATAACATTAGTTAAAAACTCTGGTTCAACGTGTTCAAGCACATCTATACATAAAAGATAATCTTCAGGCTTTGGTTCTATTGACCATTTAAGAACTGCTGGATCATAGTTGTTTATGTGAATTGGCAAAATAAGCGGAAGATACCATCCTTTGCCACACCCATAATCTAATACACTTTTTATATTATTGTCATACAGAAACTTACATATACGAATGATATTCCACTTTGGACCAACACCCCATGTTTCTTCTTGCTTGTGATAGTTTCTAAGCTCTGTTCTATAGTTGTTAGATATAAGTTTCACAGTTAGAACTTTTTATAATCTTGTGAGGTATTAATAACTTAGAATCATCTAAATCTTTTTTTGGAAAATCTTCATGTTTATTAAAAAATACAACTGCTCTAGTATATCCTGATTGCATTTTTATGGCTTTTTGTAAAGGATTGCCAGTTGCATATGTATCAACTAATGTCATATTTTGATTAGGATTTTGACCAGCATATAAGCAAAGCNAACCTCCTGAATTACTACATACTAAAACTTTTTCGTTTAAAACTTTTATAAAATCATCTAAGTTATTAATTGCATTATTTTTTTCTAGAGTTAAACCTGTATGATCATAAACAGCTTCGACACTTTCCTTATTATATTTAGGCATTAAAGTAATTATATCTTCATCTTCTGGTATATAACTTTCTGAGTACAATGCAATTCTTTTTATATTAGGTTCTTCCCTTAGTGATTGTATTGCATCTTCTATTCTATAATGTTGTGCGCTACCTACACTTATTACTGTTCTCAAGTTTGGAACATTTTCTAATAGTGCTTCACCAATACCACCGCTTTGTGTAATTAAACCTATATCTCCAGTAGTTTTTCTTCCTAAAAAAAAAGTAGAATAAGTATCACAATGAACACCTAAACAATTAGGACCAAGAATTGTTGCTTTGTTTTTTACAATTTTATATAACTTTCTTTCTGTAAAAGCATCTAAAGTATTGATAACTATAATCTTATCTGTACCTTTATTTACAATCTTAGTTACTTCTTCAATAATGTTCGGTACTGCAACTATTGCTAAATCAGGAGTTTCTGGCAAATCTGTATATGATTCGTGTTTAGTAATAAAATATAAAGGAATATCTTCTGTGTGGCTCTGTAAGAGCGAATCTCTTAAAGCCGCTCCCCAATACTTACCTTCAGCTAAAACCTCTTCAAAAGTCTTTGTAGAAGCTCCTACAAGTGCTATTGATTTAGGATTAAGAAAAGTCATAAACTTTTCTATCTAATGGCTTTACACTTATCCCTTGTGTTAATGGTATAGATATAGATATTCTTTTTGATAAAGGTATTGCTTTATGTTTCAAACCTTTTGGTATGTAAAGTAAATCACCTATTGTCAAATCAAGTTCTGTTGTATCACCTTCTTTATTTTCTAAAGAATTGTATACAGTCCATCTTACAGTTCCATTAGCATGAACAAGAAAGTTATCGTCTAAATCTGCGTGTTCTTTAAATGAATGAGATTTTTCACTATAGCTACAATAAAAATGTGCATCAGCCGCACCACCAAAATGTTCTTCAACTGCTTTTGCAATATTAGATATTTCAGGAGTAAGTAAAGATGCTTTAGTTAAAATTATTGAGCCATGATTAGTCCATATATCATGCAAAAACTTTTTTTCGTAATAATGTTTTTTACACCATGTAGGTTTTTTAGATTTATATAAGTTCCATTTTTCCATACATAGCTTTCTTCCATCAGGTAAGATAGCTTGTAAACCAGAAACAGCTCTATCGTTATTTATATATCTAGAAAACTTTTGCCAAGTAATAATCTTAGAAAATAAATCTTTTCTAAAATCGTTACCTTTTATTACGCACCATCTTTTTTTATGATAAATATTATAAAAATCATCCAATGGTAAAGGATGT